TCAGCGCGATGTACCTAAATGCGTCAGCCCCGTGCGAATATCTGTCGTGCAGCGGGTTCCTGCTGAACTGGCCGGTATCAGGGTCAACCTCATAGCGGTAATGGCGCAAGCAGTTTAGACCATCTGCTGTATTTTCTCTATCAAAGTAGCAATTCGGGAAGATAGTTCTCGCGGCGTTGATCGAGTCCACCACCGGCACGCGCTCCAGCACCCGCGTCTTAAAGCCTGCGCTCCGCACGATGTCCTCGATGCTCCGACCTGCCGCGGCCAGCGTCTTGTTCTGCGCGTCGTGCGGCAGCCAGATCGTGTCGTATACATAACCGAAGGATTGCAGGTCAGCCAGATAGCTGGTCATCGTGCGCTGGGTGTCCTCAAAGTATCGGATCAGCCGTGTTTCCATCCCGATGAATTGAATGAACCACCACGCTGTAGCGTCGGCCCAGCCAAGATCGCAAACCGCGTGGACCGGCTTGGTCGGGTCATACGGCACCTTCATGATCCGGTTCTCAGTCTCGGCTTTGGCCATCTCAGCGCCAAAGATCGCGCCGTCAACAGAAGTACGGCACATGCCTTCCCAGACTTGGTTATAGGCTTCCTCGTCCCGCGCCTTCAGCGCCTCTTTTTCAGACTTCAACGAATCAGGAAACCACGGGTTGTCCGACCAGTTGATTTTCTGCACCACGGCGTCAGGCGGTTGATGCACAACAAACCGCTGGTAGGTTTCGTCTGTCTCGAGTTCAGGGTTGAACGTGACCCAGATTTCACTATTGTCCTTACGAATGGTCGGGGTCAATGTTTTCCAGCTATTTCGGCTGACCGTCTGCGCTTCCTCAACCCAGCAAATGTCGATGCCCTCGTAGGACTTGACGTTGGCGACGTTGTTCTTCAGGCCGACAAACGCAAACTCGGAGCCGTTCTTGCCCCGTATTGCGTTTTGCGTGATGTCGTAAAAGCTCGTCAGCTCAAGCGCCACAATCTGGTCGCTCAGTAGCTTGTGGACTGAGTCTTTGATCGATATTTGGTATTCCCGTGCGCAGAGAATACGCAGCGGCGTCTTGGCGGCTTTGATGAGTAAAGCTCTAGCAACCGCCCAGCTCTTTGCCCCGCCTCGCCCACCGTACAGGACGCGATAGCGTGTCTTTGGTGGGTTAAATAAGACTTGCGCCTTAGCTGGAAACTCAGCTTTAGCGACTATGCCCTGAAGGTCACTCATTCGGCTTTACAAAACTGACCTGGATGCCTGTGAGTAGCGGTGCGCCATCTTGCCCCGTCAATTCTTGCTTGACGGTTTCGGACCAGCGCAACTGGGTTTTAGTCCACCAAATCAGCGCCGTAGTGTCGCCCCCGATGGCTTTGCCATAAAGCGTCTTGGCGATCTGGCTATTAGCCTTCGCTTTGCCGTCGTCCAATTCTTTGCGGTAATGCTTGCGCAGCGTCTTTTCGTCAATCCCTACCAGCGAGGAAATCTGTTCGTGCGGCAAGCCCAAACCGCTAGTCGATTCGACTAATCGGCGCTGCTCGTCTGTCGGTTGATGTTCGACCATTTTATATAAGGGAAATGTTACTCATCTGTTAATAATACGGCTTTCTTGCCGGTGAAATCTTCCCATCTCTTTACTATTACATCACAGTATTTAGGGTCTAGTTCCATTAACCGTGCATATCTTCCATGTTTCTCGGCTGCAATCATAGTTGTGCCAGATCCACCAAAGCTATCCAGCACTATATCGCCGCCCTTTGTGTTGTTAAGCATTTGGTAAGCAAACAGCTCCACGGGTTTCATGGTGGGGTGTTCGCCGTTCCTCGCTGGCTTGTCAAATTCCAAAACAGTTGTCTGTTTTCTGTCAGCCGCCCAAAGATGGCCAGCGCCGTCCTTCCACCCATATAAGCAAGGCTCATGCTTCCAATGGTAGTCCTGACGCCCCATAACGAGACTTGACTTTTTCCATATCAAACATTGCCGCACCGTCCATCCAGCGTCTTTAGCGGCACCTCGAAAGTTATAACCCTCTGAGTCGGCGTGCCAGATATAAAAAACAGCTCCGCCTTTCATTACGGTGTCTGCGGTCACATAGGCATCGCGCAAAAATTGACGAAACTGATCGTCACCCATGTTGTCATTTTTTATCGTTAATCCAGTGCTTCCCTCATAAGCCACGTTATAGGGCGGGTCGGTCAACCACATATCTACCAACTGTCCGGCGCACAGTTTTTCCATGTCGGTAATACTGCACGAATCGCCGCACATTAACCGATGATTGCCAAGTTGATAAATATTTCCTAGCTTCGTCTTAGGTTCTACCGGCGTTTCAGGTACGGCATCCTCGTCCGTTAATCCATCTACCTGCTCAGGCTCTAGCAGCTTTTCTAGCTCGGACGCGTCGAAACCCAATAGGTCGAGATCAAAGCCCTCATCCTTCAAATCAACTAGTTCAAGCGTCAATAACGCCGTATCCCACCCAGCATTCATCGCCAACTGGTTATCAGCAATCACATAAGCGCGTTTCTGCGCCTCCGTCATATGCGCCAGCTCAATAACCGGCACCTTATCCTGCCCCAGCTTTCGCGCAGCCAACAAGCGGCCATGCCCAGCAATAATGCCGTTCTCGCCATCTATTAGTATTGGGTTAGTCCAGCCGAATTCCTTAATGCTCGCGGCGATCTGCGCTACCTGCGCGTCGCTATGCGTCCGGCTGTTGCGGACGTAAGGAATCAGGTCAGCCACCGGCTTGGTGACGACCTTCATTTCTTCGGCTTGTCTTTTTTCTCGGCGGCACGCTTCACGGCATAACTTATCGCGACAGCCTGCTTTACCGGCACGCCAGCCTTGACTTCCGCTTTGATGTTCTTTTGAAAAGCCTGTTTACTGCTCGACTTGGTCAGCGGCATCGTTCGCTCCTTTGCTTAGTTCAGCCAGCACACGGTTGTACTCTTGGATTGCGCCGCTGATCTGCAACAGGATCGATTCATGTTGCTTCGCCAGTTCTTGCAGTTCAGCCAGGCGTTTAGCAATTTGGTCAGGTGTCATTTCTTCTTCGCTGTTTTGGCGCTTTCTTTGAACGCTTTAGCCGTGGGTGCGCCTTCTGACCCAGGTTTGCGCATACGTTCAGGGGTCTTGCCTGCTTCCTTCTGGCGCTCTATTCGTTCACGCTTGGCGTGGATGTTTGCGTACAACCCAGGTTTAGTCGCCATTTTTGCCCCTTGTTTCGCCGCATCCAGCATCATGGCCTTTTGCGACTGTCATTTTTAATTTCTCAATTTCCGCTTCTAATTCCTGCGTCATGCAGAAATAGGCGGCAGCTTGTGCCACCGCCTGATCCCGTTGCCCTTCAAGCATTTCAATCAAAAACTGTACTTCAGCATCGGGGTGTTTCAACATTACGCTGTATCCGAAACCATCAGGAAGTACGGAGTGCCATCGCTGGCCACAATTCTGATGGTGTGACTTACAGCCGATGCCACGTCAGTAGCCACCATAGCCGCAGGCACGTTCATCAGGTTGGTCATTGTGCCGGTATTGCTGTTGGTGAACCGCAGGAATGCAGCCGAACCAGGCAGCGTCACGGTATTGGGGAAATCCGAATCAACCTGAATCGCGGCCAACGTGCCGCCCGGTGTGACACCCGTTGCAACACCCAGCGTTGCGCGTAGTGCATTACCAGCACCGCTGATCGTGCCGCCAGTGTTCACCGACAAGCTAACGTGTGCGCCGTTAGTGGTCTGGCCAGCGCCTTGCGCAGCCGTTACACGGGACAAAGCCCGCAGAGTTTCACCAGCGCCAGCGCCAGCAAATTCCACACGGGAATACAGGCCACGAAAATCACCCGACGTGTGCGTGGTGCGCGAATAAATTTGGTTTAAATTGCCCGATGCAGTGTTGGCAATAGGCACTGTCGCGGTGCCAACTTCAAAACTATTTAAGGCTGGGTCAGCGTATGCAACGCCAATGGCTTGCGTGTTAGACATGATATTCCTTTCAACAATTCCAGTTCTTTAACGATGCCTTTGCCCGTTCTGCCGGGCCTTTGGCGTGCTTTACCACCCCTTCCATTCTCGCGCAAAAGCTAGCCTTGCGTCCAGCGTCAGCTTTCGTCTTTGGGTTTGGTGCTGGTGGTTTTAAATTCGCGTCATTCTTTCGGTTGTACTCTGCACGACCCTTCGCGGTCATACCCGCGCCCTTCTCGGTCGGGTTGTAATTCTTGCCCTTGCCGGTCGTGGTCTTGGCGATTGGCTTGTCGTGTTTAGCCATTCTCAGCCTCGACGATCATGGCGATGTCGGCTTCCTGAATAATCTGGTAATCCTGTCCGTCCACCTCATGAACCGGCCAATCCAGATAAGTGCCGTTTCCGTATTTCACAAAGTCGCCAACCTGCGCGTCCCGCACCTGTGGACCAATAGCGACCACAGTGCCCTCGTTAAACTTTTCGTTGTTGGGAACATACAAAATGTCCGACAAACGACGCACCACAGGGCGCACCACGACGCGATCACGCAACGGTTTAATGTCCATTTTTGGGTCTCCCTCGTTTTTTGACTTCCGTTTGCGCCATAACGTCATACACTGGAATAGACGCGACAACAGATAGCTGGTGTTCGCCACACCAATCCATTTCGTGTTTGTTTTGAGTTTCGGGAAAACGACGGCACAAGCCCATAACCTGGGCCTGCGTAAAGAAACGGCAGGATTTGCAACGGACATCGCTCATAGGATGCCCGTTGTTTTATTGACAATCACTTTTTCTGATAAGACGAACGGTCGTGCGTATAGCACACGCCCTTAGAACGGCCACCGTTAAATTCTTTGTTGCTGCCGGTGCCGTCAGCCATGCCCATCCCTACGCCGTTCACAATCTTGCCACGGCGCTCACCCGACGAATCCGAAGCAGCAGCGCCAGCGGGCGGCTTAGTGCCGGAACCGTAGCCCTTTGGGGTCATTTCTGCGTTGTCTTTCATGATAGTCCTTTCAGTCAAGGAATTTGAGTTTATACAGCGTCGAATCGATCAATTCTGAGATTTCGTCAATGATATTCTGAATTTCACTGTCTTGGGGTAAATGTTCTCGCGCTTCGTCAACAAATTTCTGCATTTGTTTAAGATAAGCGATTGGGTCTTTGCCTGCGTGGAAATCATCGGGATATTTTTTGATCTTGCTATACCGCCCCTGATACGCCTCGGCAAACTTGTCGGCCAACTCAATAACATCCTCGTAATACCGCCCCAGCGCCTTATGCGCAGCATAGGAATCAGTGGATAAGTGCATAAAATGCGCCACCGTGCTGCTGTGGAACAGCGTAGCGATAAATTCTGCGGCTTCTTCGTCCATATCAGCCTTAAAAAAAAGACCGGGTTAGCGACCCCGGCCAAAGCAGCGTCCCAACTAGAGGAGCGAAAAGAGACGTTGCCATTCTGTGTCATTAGGCACGGGTACGTCAACTGGCCATAATCCCGCGTCCACCAAGTTTTCCACCGTCTTGCGGTGCGCCAGCCACCAGGCTTGTTGCCGTTCCTTGCGCGACCATTTGCTGCCCTGATCGATGTCAAAGTGGCACGACGCACATAATGCCGCGATCAAATTATCGTCCGACTTAATCGACCGGCCCTTGCCGCCGCCCCAGTTAGTGTGCGCTGCTTGCACAAAATCATACGACCCGCAGAGCTGACATTCTAGCGTAGCCACCAACCGCAATAGCTTCTGGCTGCGCACATATTTGCGTTTAGGGATACTGGTAACGGTCATTTTTATCGTGGTTTTTGTAAATGCTTTCCGATCTGCGGTCCAAGCAAGCGGCGCATATCCAGCGTTTTGTGTTTCTAAAAGTCCTCATTTCGCCTGTCGCTTCCTCGCGGTGCGCCTGGCAGCTTGTGCAAAACCGGCGCTTTGGTTCAGCTTCCATTTTTCCACTGTTCACGGTCAAAATAGCCATTTTCAGCCTCCAGCACCCGCAGATCATTAGCCGCATCTGATACGCCGTGCCAATCCGCACGCGTCACCATCAATTGCAAATAATCAATCAAAATTTGTCGCTGCAATTCGTAAGTTGTCATCCTAGATTCCTCTGCCGAATCATGTCGGCCAGTTCCGCAGGCATCGCTGCGCGGCTAGCTTCCTCGCACAGCTTGGCGCATTCTGCGCGTTCTTGTTTAATTGCCCAGCGCACCGCGTCGCGGGTATCGCTGTGCAGCATGATGGCCGACTTTAGGATTTCGTCGGTATTCATACGCGAAGCATCAAACCTAAGACCTTCGATAAAAATGACTCGCGGCGCTGCTCAATGCCCAATAACACGGCCTGCATAAACTGTTCTTCTTTGCTGAAAAAGTTGGGTCGGTAGCACGGTGTGTAATGCGACCCAATCTTGATAGGTTCCTCTTTAATAAATTTTCCATCACGCAACATCGTCACCTCCATTCAATGCCTTTTTGCGCTGCCCACGCATCCAGCCATTCAATAAACTCGCCAGCATCCTCTACGGAAAACTTGGCGCTCTGCAGCCCTAGTTGTACCACCCGATGCCCGTCTAGGCTTGGCACTACCGACCCGATTCGGCGGTTAGTGTCCGCAGCCCACTGGTCAATCAATAACCGCTTCCAATCTTCCAGCGTCCAGCTCGACCCCGCTTCGCCCATCTGCTTAGCGATGTCGCTAATCATTGCGTGAAACTTGGCGTTCTGGTCAAGCGTCCGCGTCAGCGGTCTGATCTCAAGCGTAAATTCTTTTCCCGCTTCTAGTGCTGGCTTCAACTTCGCCCACAAATTGCCCATTAAATCTTTGGCCTGCGTGGTTGAACGTAGCTCAACAATCATTTCAGCCCTATTAATTTCAACGCATCATCAACAGATTCTACGACCGCCAGCGGTCCACCGTTCCAGTTGTAATGCCAGATTACCTGCGCTGGGTTTAGCTTTTTTTCGCTTGGCGACGCTTCACCGTTTTTGATCTCGACCAGAAATGTTTGTTTCCTGAATCCGACCAGTAAATCCGGCACGCCGCTACCGACCGTAGCCAAACTCTGAACCGTTGCGCCAGCAGCCCTAAGTGCCTGGACAATATCTTCATGGTTTTTGTCTACTCTTGCTGCTCTGCGCATTCATGTCACCAATTAAAATTTCGACTGCCTTCTGCCCACGTTTGGCGGCAATCTGGCGCTTTATATCTTCCCACCACGTTACCGCCGCTTTCGCGCCGTGTTCCTTTTTATGCAATTTGTACTGTGCTACCCAAAACTTCGCTTCTGTAATTCGCCGCCATTCTTCCGACCAGGTGTATTCATTCATTCGGGTCATCAAGCAACAGCACAGCCAACCAGCCAGCAATAAAAAAAACAACACCAGCACCCATCAAACCACCCGCGACCAGCAAAATAATCTCAGCAAAGGTTACGTTCATCTTCTGCCCTCTGAATCAACATTTTGATTTCAGCCACCGACATACCAAACTTTTCGTGCATATCCAAAATCAACGCCGCCGATACCGCACAAGTGCCGTGCCGGAACTTTGAGATCATGCTAGGCGCGCAACCAATCTCACGCGCTAACTCACAATCGTTGACGCAATGCAACCTGTTGCGCAGATCGTCCATCAGCGCGTGCGGTGGTATTGGATTCTTTCTCATTCTTTCCCCTTATGTCGGTGCGTTTAACGCTGCCTTGGCCATCGACACCTGAACCGGCAAAAGAGATTTGTCGCCATGTTCGTGCCGTTCCATAATTTTCTTTGCCCATCGCTTATGGTCAATGTGGCTTGATTCTGACTTATGAACTTGCATCTTTGCAAGATATTTTTGTGCAACTTCAGCAGAAACCTTAACCGGCGGCAAAGAAACCACAGGTTTAGGTATTTCAGGCCATTGCGATTTTTCTAATTCATCACCGAGTGCGCTTTCCCATCGACCTTTAATTTGCAAGTAAGTTGCGTTTTTTATATCAAACGCACCAACGCGCACAGCAGCCCAAAAAATAGCCGGATGGCTCCATACTCCAACCTCGCCGCGATCTCGCGCCACAAGCCCGTTTAATGCCTCTGTGAAGGCTTTTTGAGCGTCTAGCTTTGGGCGGCAAAGATTGATGAACTGCGGCAGACTCGGCGGCCATTCCAAAGTCATTAGCGCCTGTGCGCCTTTGGTAACTTCCTCGCGGCTAAGTTTGCCCAGCTCGTGCGCCCACATAGCCTTGACCGCATCGATGTCGGTATCCCGCCACATTTCGGTGAATTTGCTGCCATAGAAATTAATCATCTTCACAAACAGCGCGTCGATCCAGCGATCCGGCAGCGGATTAGTTGATGTCGATAATTCGGTCGTCATGGCTTACCTTTCCTAAAATAGCCTCGGCTACCTTGCGGCGGCCCGCGTCTTTGGCGCTTTCATACGTCCGCGCACCCTTTTCATTTCGCACCCAAGTTTTCCAAACCCGCGACCAATCCATCTTGACTGCTTTGCTGCCAGCCTGGGCCAGCCAGTAATCGCGGAAATTCTCGGCCACGCGCTGCCATTGCAGATCGGTTCTTTCTTTTTTGCAATAGGCAATATCCTCGCCGCTGGGTTCCCAGTTGGCAGGCAAGCGCGTCCCGCGCTGCTTCTCTACTCTGGTTATTGGTTCTTGGTTATTGGTTATTGGTTCTTGGTTAGCATTGCCTTCGCATTGCGTTTCGTATGCGTTCGCATTGCGTTTGCTCCAGCGCGATTCAGCGGAATGCCGCGCCTTTTCTGACTTTTCGTGAAATGCCGAAATGGTTTTTTCACACCGCCGATGAACCCAGCCTTCGTCGGTCAAAAGAAAAAAGTTTTCCAGCACCGCCAAAACAGCGGCTTTTTCCTCTTTTGTGCGAGCGTTATGCGTTCGCATTACGACCGCAGAATCGACCGCTAAAGGCTTTTCATTTAGGTAATAAGTGTCAAGCAATTGGCGATAAATGCCATGCTCAAGCAAAGACAGGTGAAAGGTATCGCGGCGATAGTCACCAATATTAAATTGGTAAAAATGCAAATCAATCTCCTTCGGTGCTGGCCTATCCGGTGGAAATTCCGGCAGGTCGCACCCGTTGCGGGTTTAGATACGGTCGAATAGACCAGCCCGAAGAAGACTGACTTTCCGACCCGCTATGCGCTTTCCACGGCGCTTACGGCATTCTATACCAACCACAGCACTACTTAAACCAATCAGGTTGCAAGACCTGTAGCTGCCAAATCCGCTGCTGCGGCAGCTTTTCGCCCCACTGACTAATTGCCTGTCTGGTAACGCCCAGCAGTTTAGCAAGTTCCGTCGCGCTGCCAGCTAGATTGATTGCGGTTTTAGTATCCATGCGCGGATTTTAAGCCAGATTAAATTATTTTGCAAAGATAGCTTGACATCGGTGTAAAGCTGGCTTAATATTCACCCATGCCGTCGCCGACGGTCTTTTTAAGGAGAACAAAATGACATACACCAACAAATTCGACAGCAAACTCATCGAAACTCATTGGCTTGCTAAGGTCAGCCATCATCATTACTGGTTTGCTGAGTTCAGCGAATTAGTAGAGTTTCAAAACTCATCTGAATTCGATACCCGGATGACCATCTCATCACCAGCTAGTTATTAATCAACCAGCCGGGGAAACCCCGGCGTTCTAGGGGAGCAAGCCATGTACACAGTTGAATACTACGACGATGCCGACCAGCGCCCAGTCTGGTGCGTGGTCGAGTGGACTATCAGCGAAAACCAGAAAACCGGCAAGACCATCGAACGCTGCGGCACGCAGGCAGAAGCCGAATCCTTTGCTGTTGCTTATATGTTGATTGACCGTTTGACATTTGCGTAAACCTAGCTTAATATCTACCCATGCCCTCGCGGGTCTTTTAAGGAGCTTCAAATGTTCATCGATTTCGTTATCCTCCCCTCCGATTTCAACGACACCACGATCACCTTCGTGGCCGAAACCACCGCAGCCAAAGCCCGTTTCGACGGCGCAATCAGCATCCAGGTACGCAAAAGCGCGGCACCCAGCTTGGCCGACCAGCTCGAGGCGCAAGGCTTTACGGTGCGCACAGCATGAACCGCG